GTTAAATGAAAACAATCTATTTGGATTTTGAGACGTTTTATAGCCAGACCTATTCTTTATCCAAGATGACGACTGAGGAATACATCCGTGGAAACGAATACGAAACGATTGGCGTAGCGGTCAAGGCTGAATACGATGCACCCGCTGAGTGGTTTAGCGGAACCCACGACGAGATAAAAAAATGGCTACAGAAGTTCCCGTGGGACAGTGCTGCGCTGGTGGCGCATAACGCGCTGTTCGATGCAGCTATCTTAAGTTGGAGGTTTGATATCCATCCGAAGGTCATAGCTGACACACTATCAATGGCCCGTGCTACCCATGGGGTAGAGGTGGGGGGTAGCCTTGCCAAGTTGGTAGAACACTATGGGTTGGGGGAGAAGGGTACGGAGGTGGTCAGGGCGTTAGGCAAGCACCGGTTAGATTTCACCCCGGAAGAACTCCGTGCGTATGGGGACTACTGCATCAACGACACCGAGTTGACCTGCAAACTGTTTGATATCTTATTGGATGGGTACCCCAAGGACGAGATGAAGCTGATTGATCTGACGATCAAGATGTTCACCGAGCCGGTGCTGGACTTGGATGCGTTCCTGCTGGAGCAACACCTGTCGAGCATCAAGGCGGCTAAGGAAGAACTGCTGGCTAAGATCATTGGCGACAACCCGGAGGAGAACAAGAAGAACATCATGAGCAACGCGAAGTTCGCTGCGCTGCTGCGTGAGCATGGGGTCGAACCGCCCATGAAGATAAGCCTTACCACCAAGAAAGAAACCTATGCGTTTGCCAAAACCGATGAGGGGTTGAAGGCGTTACTGGAGCATGAGAATCCTGCTGTGCAGACGTTGGTATCGGTGCGTCTGGGGGTGAAGAGTACGATTGAGGAAACCCGCACCGAGCGGTTCTTGGGGATAGCAAGTCGTGGTGATCTACCCATACCGTTGAAGTACTACGCAGCGCACACATCTCGCTGGGGTGGCATGGATAAGGTGAACCTGCAAAACCTACCGAGCCGTGGCCCTAATGCGGGTACGCTAAAGAAAGCAATCCGGGCACCTGACGGGTACGTGATGATCGACTCGGACTCTTCGCAGATCGAAGCGCGGATGCTGGCGTGGATGGCGGGGCAGGATGATCTGGTTGAGGCGTTCAGGAACAAGAAGGATGTCTACAAGATCATGGCTTCGGCTATCTACGGTATACCCGTAGAGGATATAACCCCCGCACAACGCTTTATTGGTAAGACCGTGATCTTGGGTAGTGGGTATGGGCTAGGGGGTAAGAAGTTCTTCATGTTCATGAAGGCGGCGGGGATCACTATGACTCAAGACCTCGCAGCACATATCATAGATACCTACCGCTTTACCTACCCCATGATCCCTAAGCTGTGGGAGCAGGGCGATACCTTGCTTGGGGCAATCATCAACAACCAGACCGCACCATACGGGAAGGACGGGGTAGTCAAGCTGGCGTGGGGCGTGATCCAGACCCCCATCGGACTGCCCATGAAGTACCACGAACTTCGCCGGTCAAGGAAACCCAATGGGAACGAGGAGTTCCTATATACTTCTAGGACAGGTATTACAAGCATATGGGGCGGCAAGTTAACGGAGAACATCATCCAGCACTTAGCCCGTGCGGTCATCGGTGAGCAGATGCTTAAGATCGCCAAGCGTTACCGGGTGGTTCTAACCGTGCATGACGCGATAGCTTGTATTGCCCGTAAAGAAGAAGCAGACGAAGCCCGAGCCTATGTAGAAGAGTGCATGCGTTGGGTACCTGCATGGGCAACTGGACTACCGCTTGACTGTGAATCAGGCATGGGAGCTAACTACGGTGAGTGTTAAATGGTCGTACAGCAGCATGTCGCTGTTCCAGCAATGTCCCAAGAAGTATTACCACTTGCGGATCGTCAAGGACATAGTTGAGTACCCCTCTGAACAGATGCGCTATGGGTTGGTGGCGCATAGGGTAGCGGAGGATTACATCAAAGATGGCACCCCCATACCCCCGCAGTTCAGCTATATGCAGGAAGCGTTGGACAAGCTGAAGAACACCAAGGGAAACATCTACTGCGAACACAAAATGGGACTGACTTACGATCTGGAACCCTGCAAGTTTACGAGCAAAGATGTTTGGTGGAGGGGGATTGCAGACTTGCTGGTAGTGGATGGAGAAGCCGCGAAGATCGTAGACTACAAAACGGGTAAGAACACCTACCCAGATACCAAGCAGCTTGAGTTACTAGCACTTGCCACATTCAAGCACTTCCCCGAAGTAAAGGTTATCAAAGCGGGGCTACTGTTCGTAGTGCATCCATCGTTCGTAACAGAAAAATACCACGCAGACGACCAAGAAGAGCGTTGGAAGAAATGGATGGAGCAATCCAAAGAACTGGATTCTGCAATGGCGAATGACGTATGGAACCCCAAGCAGAACTTCACCTGCCGTGGATGGTGCCCGGTAATATCGTGTGCCCATAACGGACGTAGTAACTGGGACTGATAGGAGACTGATATGCCGTATACAAAATCACCAAGGCCGTATAAGCATGAGTGGACGTTGGAGCAAGGCCGTAACGAGAAACCCAAACGTGCCAAACGCGCAGCCGCTAGGCGTTCCATGGATGCTAAAGGAGTAGATAGAACCGGTAAGGACATTGACCACGTGACACCCTTATCGAAAGGCGGCACCAACGCACCGGGCAACCTCAAGCTGAAAAGCCCAAGTGCCAACAGGTCGTTCAGCCGTAACTCGGATCACACAGTGAAAAAGAACGTCCCCAAAAAAGGTAGTTGACAGCGGTTTTAGTTAGGTAGACTATAGTTGGTCGAACCGCCCAAAGAGGCGGGGCAGTAAACAGGTATAAAGTTTTAACAAAGCAGGGCAAAGTGAAAACCTCACTTCGCCCCAAGACTCATTTACGGGTGAAACAACGCAATGCAGATCATCGACAACAAAGCACTCCACTTAAGGGTGCGTTACCCACACCTGATTACCAGCGTTATCCCATGCAGCCAGCAGGTTGGTGAGCATGATGTGGTTGTCCGGTGGGGGCTGGAAGAAGCGCAAGTCCTCAAGAACATGAAGATCAAGAACGTGCCGTCCCCTATCCTGCGTTCGTATGATTGGCCGGGGATGCACAGACCATTTGCACACCAGAAGACCACCTCAGAGTTCTTAACTCTGCATCGCCGGGGGTTTTGTTTTAACTCGCAGGGTACAGGCAAGACCGCAAGCGTCATCTGGGCGGCTGACTATTTACTCAAGCAAAAGAAGATAAACCGGGTGCTGGTCATCTGCCCCGTGTCGATCATGGGGTCGGCTTGGCAGGGAGACTTGTTTCGGTTCGCCATGCACCGCACGTTTGAGATAGCCCATAGCTACAGCCCTGAGCGCAGGAAGAAGATCATCCGGGGTGGGGCTGAGTTCGTCATCATCAACTATGACGGCTTAGAGATCGTGTCGGATACCGTTGTAGATAGCGGGGATTTTGATTTGATCGTAGTAGACGAGGCCAACGCCTATAAGAACGTACACACAAGGCGGTGGAAGGCGCTATCCAAAATAATCCGTCCGGGTACATGGGTGTGGATGTTGACGGGTACACCTGCTTCACAAGAACCAAGCGATGCTTTTGGGCTGGCGAAGATCGTTAACCCAAGCGGTGTACCAAAGTTCTATGGGGCGTTCCGTGACCAAGTGATGAGCAACATCACACGGTTCAAGTGGGTACCCAAACCCGATGCTACTGAGATCGTATTCAAGGCGTTGCAGCCAGCAATCAGGTTCACCAAAGAAGAGTGTCTAGACCTGCCCGACATGATGTACGTAACCCGCGAAGTGCCGCTGACAAAGCAACAGGCTAAGTACTACGAAACCATGCTCAAGCAACAGTTGGTGGTGGCAGCGGGGGAAGAAATCACGGCACCGACTGCGGCGGTTAACTTGAGCAAGTTACTACAGATTTCTGGGGGGGCTGTTTACACCGATACCAAAGAAGTAGTGGAGTTTGATTGCAGCAACAGACTGCAAGCATTGAAGGAAGTCATCGACGAGGCAAGCCACAAGGTGCTGGTATTCGTTCCTTACACGCATAGCCTTATCATGGTTTCGGAATGGTTGAAGAAGCACGGGTACACCAACAAGATCATCAATGGGGATGTTAGCCCCAACAAGAGAACGGAAATTTTCAACACGTTCCAAACGACACCGGAGCCGCAAGTGCTGGTCATTCAGCCGCAAGCTGCATCGCATGGGGTAACCCTTCATGCCGCTAACGTGGTTGTGTACTGGTCGCCGGTCATGAGTGTCGAGACTTACCTTCAAGCTAACGCCCGTGTACACCGGGCAGGGCAAGTCAACAAGGTAACCATAGTGCATCTACAAGGTAGTCGCGTAGAGAGCAAGATGTACCGAATGCTCCAGAGCAAGGTAGATACGCACCAACGGTTAGTTGATCTATATAAAGAAGAACTACGGGAAATAGGAGAACAACATGAGTGATGAGGAAGTCCCGATAGACAAGCTGATCAAGATATACATCAAGATGCGCGATGCCAAGAAGGACTTGGAGAAGCAAGCCTTTCATGTAGAAGAGCAGATGGATGTTGTGCGGGGCAAGATACTGGACGCTTGTAACGCAGTAGGGGCCAGTAGCTTGAGGACTCCGTTTGGGCGTGTAGTACGGGTTGTGAAAACCGATTACAGCACCGCCGATTGGGATTCGATGCACACCTTCATGCGGGATAACGATGCGTTGGACTTGTTGCAGCGGCGCATTCA